CAATTACCAAATGTCATTCCCGCAACGTTTGATTTAATGCCCATTCTATTAAACCATGCCATTCAATTAAAGATATTTAATTGCTTTATCTAACATGACATCATGGAGTTTTGGTCTATTTTCTTTTAGAGAAAACAAATCTTTCACTCTGCTGAATCGTTCGCCATCCCATCCTATCCAATAATTTGCTTTGTGTGGCACTGGATCAATCGCAACAATCTTGATGCTGGTCCATCCGTTGACAGGCTCCTTGACGTACACCAACCACGACTCGCCATCAATGTTGTTCAATGTAAATTCATGCTCATAATCGTCATTAGGTATATTACCAACATACATTTTCATTTTAATTTACCTGATTGTGTTTTTGTTTTTGTGCTGTTGAGTGAGACGGCAATGGACACCAATAATCCCATCCAGATTCTGCATAATAAATACCAATTACTGCTGGGCCATGTTTACTTTTAAATAATACCTTGGTGCCAATAGGCGGCATAATCTCATCAATCAATCGCCATGTTGGTTTATATTCCGCCTTATAAAGTTGCATTTTCAATCCTTGTTATTTCAACTATCAATCCGCCGTTGTGTGTTGGTACGCCATAACTAGCGTGTATTTCCTTAACCTGATTATCGTTTTCGATAATCACACCTTGCAGCGCGTCGAGCGCGACTTTCAAGCAATTATCAAGATCAAGGATTACTTTACTGGCCTCGTTTTTGACTGTCATTTTCGGCAACAGTTGTATGGTGACACATACAAAATCATTATGCAATACCAACCCGCTTGTTTGCGCTACAACCTTGACGTGTTTCTTGTACGCCGTCGCCGCTGCGCTGGGAACCATGCGATTGCGAAAACAGCGCCAGTACCTGTTCGCCGAGGGTGGGTAGTCCAATTTCAGTTTCTGCATGCTTGTCTAGCCTCATGTGTTGATCCTTCATCATCGACCACAATCGCAACAACCACCGCGGTACCCGTACCCTACCCCTTCCTAGTTAAGGGGGTAGGGTTGTGGGTACCGGAAGAAGGTGGTTTTGCTCTTGTTTTGTCCAAAAGTACCCAGGTACCCAGGGTACCAAAAAGGGTACTTTGGGTACTTGTATCAGACGGCCAGAAGCCACGCTGATGCCTCAACTTCATCTGTCACGATGAACCCATTTTCGTATGATTCAATGACGCCATCCGCCAGCATTGAGGCTATCATTTTGCCCTCGTTATTCGCGTTCATGGCGTTCTTAATAGTCTGTTCTGCCTTCCCATCTTGGCGCATAAGATCGCGCAATGCCGAGCGCGTTATGTAAGGTAAATCCATTCTTATTTCCGTCCCACTCGCCCACCATGCGCGTTCCATTACTTTCAGATTTTTAGTATGTTTTGCGCTTTTCTTGGTGCTGTTTACCGGCGCATCATCCTCAACCATAACCACACTACTTACCGGTTCATTATCCTCGTCAAACCATCCGTTAATAATCACCTTCTCAAGTCGCATGTGCTTGTCGGGTGCCAGTTCTGAATCCTTGGCCTTGCGCTGTATAATCTGTATTGGTGTTGACTCTGTAGCGGGTACGACGCTAATGGCTATTTCCAAAGCACCGCGATATGCCGATGAACCTCGCCCATCTTTTTGTGAGTTTTCATCCTTTCCTGTATGGTGTACTAATAGTACTGACGTATTAAATTCACGCATCAACAAACCGCAAGCATCAATCATGGTTTTAGCGATTTCCGACGAATTTTCATCGCCTTTCAGGAACCTGTGCAAAGTATCTATGACTATTAAACGTGGAGTTTCAGGTAGTTTTCTAACAGACTCTAATACCTTGTGATACCCTTCTGATGTATTTAAATCACATCCATGCCGACTAACATACATATTCATCTGACTGACTTGGTTATATTGTTTCCACGCGGCTATACGACTACGCAAACCGTGATGACCTTCACCGGCTAAGTAAACAACTGTTCCTGGCGTTACTTTGTGGCCTTTCCATTCACCGAGTCCCGACGCAATGGTGTTGGCTATATCCAGCACAAAAAACGTCTTACCGCCGCCGCTAGGGCCGTGAACCATTATGAAAGCCTGATCCTGAACCCAGTCCTTGACTAACCATTTGATAGGGGCGGGTTGTTGGCTAAATGCATCCGCGTGAATTAACCATTCATCATCATCTGATGGTGGATGCAGTAAACCAGCCAAATCATGCCCTGCTTGCGCGTAATCGTTCGCATCACCGATTAAAGGTGGGATCACTAACCGCGCACCTATTTCTGTTGCTGCCTGCTCTGCGTATCGTTGACCTGTTCCTGACTCGTCGTTGTCACCAACAATGATGATGTTCTGCGCTATGCCGTAGCGTTCGCGCATGAATCGAGCGACGTGAATAACATTGGATGCGCTGTAAGCTATGACGCACGCCTGACCGGTACACTCGTAGATAGTCGCCGCTGTAGCGTAGCCTTCAGCTATATATAAAGAATGACCAATCTCACCGATGATCCAGAACTTGCCGGAAGTAGCGCCGCCGGTATGGAATAACTTGCGGCCTACATCGTTTATGTATTGAAGTGATGAAAGTGCGCCGTCATCGCTGTACAGCGGTGTCATCAATCGCCCTGCGCTGTCTACGCGAGCGCCGTGTGGCTGAATACTCTTGGTTTGTAAGTATGGATGATCGGGTGACGCACCAAGGCCGTTTGACCATATCGTTTCAACGGTTTCCGCCACGTTTTCCTGTTGTTTCTTGCGTTCTTCATCTCTAATCCGCTTGGCTTCTGCCATGCGTCTGGTTTGCGCCATCTGTTCAGCGACGGTTAGTTGCCGTCCTACGTTAGCAACCCATGACTGCTCATGCCCTGCACGCCAGCACCCGAACCGGCCTGCTGGTACACCATCATGGAAAGCAATGTACCAACCTGATTTATCACCGTGTCCTGGCGTGCCTTTGGTGCCGCTCTTAAAGCGATGCAACGCACCGTCTATCTGTATGTAATCCGGAGGCTCAAGCCCTGCGCGGATGATTGCATCGCGTAGTTGATTCTCAGGTGTATCAAAGGTTTGCGTTGGTGGAGACCATGCGCCGCCAAGGATATTCGTTAAATCTGCCATTCTATGTACTCATCGGGTGAAAAAGTGTTGACATGATACGCTTCAACAAGCACAATACAACCACTCCCGATACTCAACGGGCGGGAGTGCCGCTAACGCCGGTGCCAGAATGAAGACTCTGGGAGTGTCGCCGGTGTTAGCAACTAACAACACTTCCCACGCCTCTCACGGAAGAGGCACCAGGGGAGTTCCTCTTCGGGCTTAGCAAATGCGAACCCCGCGTGATCTGGTTTTCCGGCAAAGAAAAGTTCCAGATTGCGCGGGCAAAGCCCAAAACGTAAGCCGACCGCGTAAGTGTCGGCACCCAACGCTACAACCAGCATTGTGCTGACCGTAGCAATAACTAGGATTCAATTATGCAAATTGCATACGAAGCAAGTGTGTTCACCGCCGCTGGATGGCGGTCTGTGACGATTACCGCGTCGGCTGAGAAAATCAGCGCGGGAATGGCGGCTGTTAAGTCAGTAATTGCAATCGACGGCGAAAAGCCCGTCGGTTACACGTCAAGGACTGGCGCTAACCGTCAAAAATATAACGCCGCTGGCATTGCGGCTCGTGAAGTCGGAAAGCGTAAGCGCATTAGCGCGTGCGTTGTGGAGGTTGAATAATGGCGATCCAATTAAAGCGAACCGACGGCCTTAGCGCCAACGGTGTAAAAATGTTGGTTTATGGCGCTTCTGGCGCCGGAAAAACAACCAGCATCGCCACCTTACCATCGCCGGTTATTTTATCGGCCGAAGGCGGGTTGCTGTCTCTTTCTGGCGCCGACATTCCGTTTATTGAAATCACTTCAATGGCGGATTTGATGGAAGCCTACACATGGCTTACCACATCATCTGAGGCCAGCGACTTTGAATCGGTGGCGCTAGACAGCATTTCGGAAATTGGGGAAGTGTGCCTCAACACGGAAAAGAAGGCCACCAAGGACCCGCGTCAGGCTTATGGCGCGATGCAAGAGCAAATGACTGACCTGATTAGGGCATTTCGTGATTTGCCTGGCAAGCATGTCTTGATGACCGCCAAGGTTGAGAAAAGCCAAGATGAGATGGGGCGCATGCTGTATGCGCCATCAATGCCAGGTCAGAAATTAGGGCAACAACTGCCTTACTTTTTCGACGAAGTGCTGGCGCTCAGGGTTGAGCGCGACGCGGACGGAAACACGCAACGCGCCTTCATGTGCGATTCGGACGGCATGTGGACGGCTAAAGATCGTTCGGGCCGTCTTGAAGCTTGGGAAGCGCCCAACTTGAACGACATCATAACCAAGATAGGTGGGAAATGAGTATAGAAAAACTGAGCCAAGAATGGCTCATCGCTAAGGCATCAGAGAAATCGGCGACGCAAAAGCGCCGGGCGATTGAAGATGATTTGGCGAAAGCCATGAAAATACAGGAGGATGAGGAGGGAACCGTAACGCACAAGGAAGGCATTATAGTTATTAAGGCGGTTTGCAGGATGAACCGCAAAATAGATGACGAGCGCCTTCTTGAGATCGCCGCCGAGCATGGCTTGGCGGATCATCTTGCTACGCTGTTCAGGTGGAAGCCTGAACTCTCAATGACGGCATGGAAGGCCGCTGACCACACCATAACCGATCCCCTGCTGGATGCTATTACAACCACACCAGGGCGTCCCAGTTTTACCATTACAATTAAGGAGTAGAGCCATGTTACTTGATGAATCTTTTGACCTTGACAGCTTACCAATCAGTCAACCATCATTTGAGCCGCTTCCGGCGGGTTGGTATATGGCTTCCATAAATTCGGCTGAAATTAGGCCGACAAAATCAGGCGGTAAGATGATTGCGCTCAAGTACGAAGTGCTTGGGCCGACACACGTTGGCCGTTTCGTGTTCGGCAACATAAACATACGCAACGCAAACCCAAAGGCCGAGGAAATCGGACGACAGCAACTTGGTGACATTATGCGGGCAATCGGTTTGTCACGACTCAGTGATACTGATGATTTCATCGGCGGTAAACTGAGCATTAAGGTTCAGGTTACGCAATCTGATCAATACGGGCCTGGCAACGACATTCGTGGTTGGAAAGCCATTGAGGGTAGTTTGATACCACGTCCAACTATGCCGACCAGTGCGCCGTCAACGCCATCAAGTGCTGGCGCTCCGCCTTGGGCAAAGAAATAACATAATCAACATAGCCAAGGATGGCTTTATATAGGGTGCGAACATGCAATACGATGATTTTATTGCGTCAAAAAAGAAGATGGAATTGTCAACAGGACATAATCCAGATTTATTAAATGAGCATTTATTTGATTTTCAACATGCCATTGTGACATGGGCATGTCGTCGTGGACGTGCGGCGATATTTGCCGATACTGGTCTGGGTAAAACCCTGATGCAACTATCATGGGCTGATGATGTTTTGCGTCATACACAACAATCCGTATTGATTTTAGCGCCGCTGGCCGTGTCAGATCAAACCATAAGACAAGGTGAACAGTTTGGTATTGAAGTACAGAAATACAACGGACAAAGTGAACCAGGCATT